ATGGCAGAAACAATGCAAGGATTTTTAGAATTTGTAGGCAAATTTATGCCAAGCAAATCAGCGACGCAAGAAAATAGAGAATATTACAAACCCGGCGGAGAAGCGGATCAACTTGAATTATTGAAAAATAAACAAAAAGATCAATCCGGTAGTTGGCTTCGATATTTTTGGAATCCTTCAGGAAATCAAAGTAATGCTGCAACACTAGCCGAAAGAAATAACAATCCCGGAAATTTAAGATTTATTGGTCAACCCGGTGCAGTAAAAGGTGAAGGAGGATTTGCTAAATTTGCCACACAGCAAGAGGGTTTCCTTGCAATGGCAAATCAATTAAAAAGCTATGGCGCTGGCACATCGGCAGCTGCTGGATATAAAAAACTGCAAACACTTGAAGAAATTATTAGTACATGGGCGCCTCCTAATGAAAATAATACTGAAGCGTACATAAACTTTATTTCTAAAAAAACAGGTATTGGCAGAAATCAGCAAATTGATATGTCTGATCCTAAAACTTTGTCCGACATTATGGCTGCAATGGCATGGTTGGAAAAAGGTGGGCCAAGTGCATCTTCTGAAGAAATTCAAAATTATTTGCAAAGTGGTACTAAAGTTTCACCCGCACCTTCGGGATCATCCGCTGCACCGCAAAAAACAGGAATGCTTAATTGGAATCCAACGCCAATTGCACTGAATGTAACAACGACTAAGATACCCGGACAGGACACAATGGTTAATATGTTGGCTGCGGGTGGATACTACACAGGTCTAGGGGTTTCGTAATGTCTACAAATATTGGTCAAGCGGTCTATCAGCTTGGTTATGAAATTTCACCGATCATACTGTCGGGTGGTCTTGCATCGAATATTCCGGGAACATTGTTACCAATCATTGCAATTACTGAAGCCGCCAATTTTGGTTTTTCTTTATTGAACGGGAATAATCCATTAAACCTAAATGACTTTTTTGGTCATTTCAGGCCATTACCCGGCGGCTCCTTGGTAGAAAATGAAATCGCAACTTATCCATTTGCAAATCAGCAATATGCGGCTAATGCGATCATTGCCAAACCATTGAAAATATCTATGCTGATGAATTGCCCTGCCAACAAAAATGGCGGGTATGTGTCAAAGATGATTACGTTTACAGCATTGAAATACGCTCTTGATTTGCATAATCAAGCTGGCGGCACATATATCGTTGCGACACCATCTTACGTTTACCTGAATTGTATTTTGGCAAACTTGATTGATGTATCCCGACCTGACAGCCAGCAGCCACAAAATGCTTGGCAATTTGATTTCATACAGCCCTTGGTATCGCAAGGTCCACAAAATACGCTTGGTGCATTGATGTCGGCGTTCAATAATGGAACACCCGTATGAGCGATTTATGGAGTAGTTTAAGCAGTACGATCAATAACCCCAATTCGGTTACTTCGCCGTTATTGGGCGGGTTGATTAATACTCAGGGCGCTGCATCGAGCTATAGCACAAATCAAAGCTCGACTGCTGTAGTAAATAATGTCATCCAATTTGTACCTACCAACAATTCAAATTTTCGTTTCCAAGCGACATTTGATGGATCGGTTTATAACGTCATTGTGAATTGGAATATTTACGGTCAGCGTTATTACGTCAATATTTACAATTTGAACAATAAACTGATTGTTGCTTTGCCATTGATTGGCTCGCCATTGAATTACAACATTTCATTGACTGCTGGCTACTTTAAAACTCAGCTGGTTTATCGCGCACCGACACAACAATTTCAGGTGATTTGATGCGTCGTTATGAAATCAAAATTACCGACCAAGATGGCAATCCAAAGGAAATAAGCGGGTTTAATGGCGGTACTTTATTTAACGGAACATTCACTAGCACAGCAGATTCTGCTGGATTATTGACCATTCCCGGTGCTTTAAATGTGGAATGGGATTTGCCCATATCGGTTTACAACTCTCCGTTGGGCGGCGCTTTTTTGCGTGTTTATGGGGTTGGACTGCCTTTGATGGCACAGGCGGCAAACTTCAATCCAAGCCCTGATGGGAAAACGTATTGCAATATTGAGATTTCAGGCGGAATGGCTAAAGGATTGCCATTAGCTGTGCCAAGTCAGTACGGAATCTTGATGAAATCGAGAATTCAACAAGCATTTGGCAATTGGCAGGGAACTTCCCAAACGCTTGATTTCATCATGCTGCAACCAGCTGGTAGCAGACAAGACCCTTACAATTTTAGTTTTACTTGCGAATCCGGCACTCAATTTTCGGTGGCAATTAAAAATACTTTGCAAAGTGTGTTTCCAAATGTTTCGGAAATCAATGTCAACGTCAGCGAAAACTTAGTTGCTCCCGAAACAATTGTGGCTCAAAATTTTACTTTGACTGATTTTGCAAAGTTTTTGAATACACGAAGTCTAAGCATTATCAATAATCCCAATTATCCCGGCATTCAGCTTTCCTACGAAAACAATGTCATCAATGTTTTTGACTATACCGTTCCGGCAACTGCTGAACCAATACAAATTGAATTTACTGATTTGATTGGACAACCGACTTGGATTGGACCGCAAACATTGACATTCAAAACAGTCATGCGCTTTGATTTGAAAGTGGGCGGTCAAATTAAAATGCCTGAATTGTCATCAACGCTTGGGTTGATTCTTACTACAGCGCAATCACAATCCCAATATCGAAACGTATCGGACTTTCAAGGCGTGTTCAATATTCAAATGGTGCGTCACATTGGTTTGTTTAGGCAAGCCGATGCAAATAGCTGGGTAACGGTTGTGCAAGCCTATACATTACCGACGGCATAGCAATGGATAATATTGACCAAAAAATCCCGTTTGCACAGTCAATCAATACTTTCACTGATCGAAAGATTTATGACGCATTGCAAGCAGCTGGTCAATCATGGCCTTGTCACGTTGTCGAGGTGAACGGCTCGATTGTTACAGTGGCTTTTGATTTAATTACGCCATCGACCATTACTTTGCCGCAAGTTACCGTACCATTGTTTGGACCTGAATATATTCGCTATCCAATACAAGTGGGCGATTTGGGGGTTTGTTTTGCTGCCAGCGTGAGCTTGCGCGGTGCGTCAGGATTGGGAACGGGTAAAGCTGATTTCAGCGATCCCGGCAATTTGACATCATTAGTATTTTTCCCGATTGGTAATAAAAATTGGTCATCGGTTGATCCTGATGCGGTGACAATTTATGGACCGAATGGTGTTGTTATTCGGGATACTAATAGCGGTGCGGTGGTAACACTGACACCGACAGGAATTACAGCGAAGGTTGGAAATTCAACTATTACGATGAATTCTAGTGAAGTTTCAATTACTTCATCTTTAATTGCTTTGAATGGCGCGATAGAATTAAACGGCCCTGTCAGTCAAACAACCGGAACCGGAGGCGGTACTGGCGTTAACCTTATTGGTCCCGTTCACGTTACCAATGACGTTACAGCTGGAACAGTTTCGCTTGATGGTCACGTTCATGGTGGTGTACAGCCGGGTGGTGGCACAACTACGGGTCCAATATAAGGGTAAAAAATGGCTAGGACATATGGTCGAGTAACAAATTCTGATGGTTCTACGTCTTGGGTAGAAATCCAATCCGATTCAAACGGAAATTTCGAATACGGTTACGCCACAACTTTAATCCAATGCTTAAAACTAAGCCTTGGTGAATCACCTTTTTATGCTAATTACGGAATTCCGGCGCAGCGTTCGGTTATTCAACAAGTATTCCCTGACTTTTATGTAATGACGACGCAACAACAATTCTCACCGTTTTTTGCTAGTTTGCAAATTACAAAACAACAGTCAACAACTCCGACCTACGATGTTAATATCGTTACGACCCAAGGCACGAAAATCCAACAACAGGTGGCAGTATGACCATTACGACGGACGTTAATTCGACAGGCTTGCAGCCGACTCCTCCAACCACGCTGCAACAAGAACTTATTTCCTTGGTTGCTGCCAGCAATCCGGGCTATACGGCTAATTTGCCCGGGTCATTGATAGAAGATATTAGCTCAACCGATGTAGGTGCATTGGCGCTGATTGATTCGGCTCGCGTAGAGCTTTTTAATAGCATTACACCCTACACTGCCAACTCGTTTATTTTGAATCAGCTGGGACAGATTTATGGCGTTCAACAAGGCGTTGGCTCAAATACTTCTGTTTACGTTACTTTTTTGGGTTCTCCCGGTTTTGTGATTCCCGTCGGTTTTATTGTCAGTGATGGTAATCATCAATACACAGTGCAAGAT